ACAGACATCAAGAAAGGATGTGAAAGAGATATTATGTTAGTAGATAATCGTTTGAGAACAATCGAAAAGAAAATGTGGACAATTGCAGGGTCTTTAACTATTATAAGTTTTATAGTTTCACCGATTGGCCAGAGATTTTTAAGAGGTGCATTGACACAACCAACACAATCGAGTAATATAGAAACAGTTGAACCATTAATAATTGAGTTATCTTGATGACAAATATCTTGGATTGATCTCTCCACGACTGGAGAAGTTCAAAAAGATCAGAGCAGGGGTATATAATTTTAGATGTCCTTACTGTGGAGACTCACAGAAACATAAGAATAAAGCAAGAGGATACATATACCAAAACAAAGCAGACTATAATTTTAAGTGTCACAACTGTGGCATGACTCGTTCATTTACTTATTTTTTGAAAGATCAAGACCCTCCTTTGTATGGCGAATACGTCATGGAGAGATACAAGGAGGGACTTACAGGTAAAGGAACTGTTACGCCTGAACCAGAATTTACATTTACTCAACCTAAGTTCCGAAAGAAAGATATATGTGATGAACTTACAAAAATCTCAGAACTAAATACTACACACCGAGCGAAAAAGTATCTCATCAATCGTGGTATAAACGAAGACACTCTTAGTAAACTCTACTACTGTCCTAATTTTAAAGAGTGGACAAACAAGCATAAGAAGATCTTCGATAATACTAATCACGATGATCAGAGAATCATCATCCCTCTTCGACACTCAGATGGCCAACTCTTTGGTTATCAGGGTAGGTCACTTGACCCTACATCGAAGATGAGGTATATTACTGTGATGTTAGATGAAGATGCACCTAAACTTTATGGTCTGGAAAAAATCAATACCAAAAAACCTATCTATATCCTCGAAGGGCCTTTCGATTCCCTCTTCGTGGAAAACTCGGTTGCTATGTGCGGCTCCGATGTTGATATTAGGTCGTTTGGTTGGAGCGATTATATTTGGGTTTTTGATAACGAACCTCGCAACAGAGAGGTCGTCAATCGAATTGCAAAAGCAATCGACAGAGGTGATAAAGTAGTTATCTGGCCATCAAACATTAAGGAGAAAGACGTAAATGAAATGATTCTTGCAAAACATAATATCTGTACTATACTAGAAAGTAGTACATACTCTGAATTAACAGCAAAATTAAAATTAAATCTTTGGAAGAAGGTATGAGCAACGGAACAAAAGTAAAGAAAAGAGATGGTTCAATTGAACCATTGAACCTTGAGAAAATGCATATTATGTGTGAGGAGGCTTGTAAGAATTTAGCAGGGGTTTCTGCAAGTCAAGTTGAAATACAATCAGGTATTCAGTTTTATGATGGTATTACAACTGCTGAGATACAGGAAATATTGATACGGTCTGCGAGTGACCTCATTAGTTTAGATAATCCAAACTATCAGTATGTTGCTGCAAGATTATTACTATACTCTCTTCGTAAGAGTTTGTATGGTAGATTGTGGGAGATTCCACATCTCATGGATCATATTCAAGAATGTATCAAAAAGGATGTGTATGATTCTGATATCTTAGTCAAGTATTGTGAGGAAGAGATTGAACTTCTAAATGGTATAATTGATCATGGTCGTGATTTCCTGTTCACATACGCTGGACTAAGACAGGTTGCAGATAAATATCTTGTGCAAGACAGAAGTTCTGGAAAGGTCTATGAGACTCCACAGTTCATGTACTTGCTCATTGCGATGACAATATTTGCGGATTATCCAAAGAAAACCAGACTCGATTATGTCACCCGATACTACACAGCGATCTCGAAACACAGAATCAATATACCTACACCTATTATGGGAGGTGTTAGAACACCCCTTAGACAGTTTGCAAGCTGTGTTCTTGTTGATGCTGATGACACCCTCGATAGCATATTTAGCAGTGACATGGCTATTGGCAAGTATGTTGCACAAAGGGCGGGAATCGGTATCAACGCAGGCCGCATCCGTGGCATCAACAGTAAAATCAGGGGTGGAGAAGTACAGCACACAGGCGTTGTACCTTTCCTCAAAAAGTTTGAAAGTACTGTCAGATGTTGCACTCAGAACGGCATTAGAGGTGGATCAGCGACTGTCCACTTCCCCATCTGGCACAAAGAAATCCAAGACATAATTGTTCTCAAGAACAATAAAGGAACGGAGGACAATCGTGTCCGCAAATTAGACTACAGTATTCAACTTAGTAAATTATTTTATGAAAGGTTTATTGCCAACGAGAAGATCACGCTTTTTTCTCCTCATGACGTGCCAGGGCTTTATGATAGCTTTGGTACTGAATTTTTTGACGAACTATATGTACGTTACGAAAATAATGAATCTATCCCAAAGACTCGGATAGATGCTCAGGAACTGATTCTTAGACTTACTCAAGGAAAGAGCAGAGACAGGTCGTATGTATTTGATGAACATTGACCACTGTAATTCTCACTCATCCTTCTTAGATAAAATTAACATGAGTAACCTCTGTCAAGAGATTACTTTACCTACAAAACCAATTCAACATATTGATGATCCAGATGGAGAGATTGCTCTTTGCATTTTATCTGCAATTAATGTTGGAAAGATCAATAGGCTAGAGGAATTAGAAGACCTCTGTGACCTATCTGTAAGGGGCCTGGAGGAGTTAATTGACTATCAAGGATATCCAGTAAAGGCCGCAGAGAATTCAACTAAAAAAAGAAGATCTCTTGGAATCGGTTTTATTGGTCTTGCACATTACTTGGCGAAGAACGGAGAACATTATGATGACTCATCTGCATGGCAACTCACACATGATCTTACTGAGGCATTTCAATATTATCTGTTAAAATCATCTAATCAACTTGCACAAGAGAAAGGTAAGTGTGAATACTTTGATCGAACAAAATATTCTCAAGGTATTTTACCAATTGATACATACAAGTCTGATGTAGATGAGATAGTACCAAACAAACTCAACTATGATTGGGAATCTCTTAGGACATCTATCACCACCCACGGTCTCAGGCACTCAACATTGTCCGCACAAATGCCTTCGGAGAGCAGTTCCATTGTGTCAAATGCAACAAACGGAATCGAACCACCTAGAGGATACTTGTCCATTAAAAAATCAAAGAAGGGGCCTCTTAAGCAGATTGTACCAGGTTACCAATATTTGAAAAACCACTACACATTACTATGGGATATGCCTAATAACAGAGGGTATATTAATGTAGTTGCTGTTATGCAAAAGTTCTTTGATCAAGCAATTAGTGGAAACTGGAGTTATAATCCAGAAAATTATCCAAACAATGAAGTTCCTGTGAGTGTTATGGCACAAGATTGGTTGACAACATTCAAATATGGTTGGAAAACATCTTACTATCAGAACACATATGATTTCAAAACTGATGAAATAGATGAAGAAAGTGATAAATTACAAAACTTATTAACAGACATTTTAACTCAAGAGGAAGATTGTGAAAGCTGCAAAATTTAATTTTAAAACAACAGAGAAAAAAATGGAAGGTATGACCGTTTTCAACTCTAACAAAGTTGACACAAAGAAGCAATCAATGTTTTTTGGACAACCATTAGGTGTTCAAAGATACGATCAGTATAAGTATCCTACATTTGATAGGTTGACTCAACAGCAGTTGGGATATTTTTGGAGACCAGAAGAGGTGTCTCTACAGAAAGACAGATCTGATTATCAAACACTTACACCAGAGCAGAAGCATATCTTTACTTCTAACTTGAAGTATCAGATCATGCTTGACTCAGTGCAAGGTCGTGGTCCTGGCATGGCATTCATACCTTATTGTTCTCTACCAGAACTAGAGGCATGCATGACAGTATGGGAGTTCATGGAAATGATACACTCTAGATCATACACATACATTATTAAGAATGTCTATCCAGATCCATCAGAGGTATTCGATACCATACTAGAAGATGAGAATGTTATGCAACGTGCGTCATCTGTCACAGAATCATATGATAATTTTATAAATGAAGCACATGAATATGATAGTGGTAATGCATGGAAGTTTGCAGTAGAAGGACATCCTGCAGGAACTCTTGATAGAAGAGAACTAAAACGTAAACTTTATAGGGCAATAGCAAATGTTAACATCCTTGAAGGTATTCGTTTCTACGTTTCGTTTGCGTGTTCGTTTGCTTTTGGCGAGAACAAACTTATGGAAGGTTCAGCGAAGATACTCTCTCTTATTGCTAGAGATGAAAGTCAACACTTGGTTATCACGCAAAATATCCTCAAAAAATGGGCAGACGGAGACGACCCAGAAATGAAAGAGATCTCTATAGAAGAGAAAGATAATGTACAACACATGTTTAAGAAGACAGTTGATGAAGAGAAGGCATGGGCAAACTACTTGTTCAAAGAGGGTAGTATGATTGGACTTAATGAGAAACTTTTACATAAATATGTTGAGTGGATTGCTAATAAAAGAATGAAAGCAATAGGTTTGACACCAGTATATGATGTACCTGCTAGAAGTAATCCTTTACCTTGGACTCAGCACTGGTTGAGTTCTAGAGGTCAACAAAATGCACCACAAGAAACGGAGATAGAAAGTTATGTCGTTGGAGGAATCAAACAAGACCTCAAAGGAGATACCTTCGCAGGATTCTCTCTCTAATCCTAGACCAGAGGAAGAGATAGCAGCACAACTTGCGTACGCTGAGAACTCTGAGTGGTTAGATAAAACCTACAATAATCTAGTAGAGTCTGGTAATGACTATAGTCCAGATGTTACTGACATGCTTTGGACAGCAGCGAAAAAAGAAGCGTTAAGAAATGTTGAAGATTCAGATAAAGATCGGTAAACTGTAACACAGCGAACAACATTTGTCAGGAAACTATGATATAAATATAGATGTAGCGTATGCTACATTACTCGTTCATCCAATGATAGAAGTCGCACTACTCGCAACACTTCTCTCTGAACACAACGCTTCTCACTGGGAAATGTCATGTTCAGAGTGGAACCGTAACAGAATAGAGATACTTAGTGATAAGAATCTTAACTCTGATGCACACGAGTACCTAATAGATTACCTTCGTACTAAAGTAGAAGGTGATTGTGATGCTTTCATCATCGGACGCAAGTAAGCCGACTCGGAACGGGTTCGTTCATCCCTCTGGTAGGGGGACGCAAAAGCCGACTGAAGGAACGGATGTAACAGTCCAATTACTTTAGGAGAAATCAAATGGCACAAGTTACTTATCGCGGTGTTAAGTATGACACCAACAATAAGAAAGCTCAGCAAGCAAAAGAGGTCGAACTAACTTATCGTGGTATTGCTCACGCTAAGTAATGGAAGTACTATGGATCTCTGCTGCTTCAGTAGTTTTCCTATCACTAATCTATGCTGAGACTTTAATTCTCTATAGAGAGAAAAATGTTTAAAAGTATTCCCCGCTACATATAGTAGTCGGGGATTTTTTTATGCAACGAAACAGACTCAAGCAGTTGCTTGAACAACTTGAAGAGGTACTAGCAGAACTAAAGGTAGAGGTATATTCTGACGTGGATAAGTATAGAGATGAAGATGGTTATTATGTAGGTGAAGATGACGATGATGGATACCCCGATTGATTATGAAAATCCCTGGTTATACAAAGGTACAGCTTTCACTTCTGATGATATTGGCGATCTCTTCGGTTTCGTCTACCGCATTACAAATCTCCGCACGGGCAAACAATATATCGGAAGAAAATATTTCTGGCAAAAAAGAAAACCCAAAGGAGGAAAGCGTAGAGTCACTTCTGAATCAGACTGGAAGCGATACTTTGGAAGCTCTGAGGAGCTTAAACGAGACATTAAAGATCTGGGCAGAGAGAATTTCAGAAGAGAAATCCTCTCAGTCCACAGAACTCTTGGACGAGTCAACTACGAAGAGACCCGACAACTCTTCCTCAACAACGTGCTCACCGAGTCAGTAGATGGCTTGCCAAAATACTATAATAATAATATACTAGGTAGGTATATGCGTAAGGATTATTTTGATGCTGACAACTGAAGAGTTAGACATCATATATGAGTGGGGTATGACAACTGAACTACCCTATCGTATGGCACCTACTGCTGAAGGATACTCGAACCAACCCATAGGTATGTGTTGGTTGAAGGGTACAGGTAAAGGGTTCCATGGTGTACGTGAATCATTAATAGATGATAAGCGAGTCATTGACATCCTGTCTAAGGATGAGGTACTATTTGCTACAGGTGCTATGTTCTACGCAGGAACTGAACTACCTAAGCATCGTGACCCTCCTGTATATCCACATAGATATAGGAGAATACATGTACCTCTCGTCGTACCTCCTGATTGTTTCATGGTATGGGATGGCGAGAAGAAACCATGGGAGTCTGGAGTATACTCAGTGTGGGATGTACAAGACGTAACACACGAGGCATACAACTTATCAGATGATACACTAGAGTTTATCTTTATAGACATAAAAAAATGAGAGAGAAAATGATCGCTGCTCTCCTTGCTCATGCTCAAGGAGATATACAGAAGCACAAAATGAATGTAGAAGTTTACTTAACCAACCCTGTTGGTATTGGTGAGCATTCTAATGTCTTGGAAGCAATCGAAGAAGAACTAAACATGATCGCTAAATATGAGGATCAGGTTTCAGTTCTCAAGAAACATTTTATCATCAAAGACTAATGAAACAGTACGATGTAGAGACTAAAGTGACCTACAACACGTGGGTTAGGGTAGATGCTGACGATAAGAAGGCAGCAGAAAGAAAGGTAAAGGACATGGCATGGGACATGACACGCATCCAGTATCAAACAATGGCAGAGTCTGAACCAACAGGAATAGTGAGGGATGTTAATTAGATCTTATAAAGAGATACATTCACCTATAATAAATGCTCAGTTACTACAGACCTGTGAAGAGATAGGTTGTAGGAACCACTGGATTGGTAGCGACACTCCACCACATAATATGTTAGAGGAATACCTACAGCAATGGTACAGAGCGTTCCTTACAGGAGAGTATGTTGGTATAGAATATTGGGTGTACAAATCTAAGACAGGATTACCTATGTCATTCCACTTTGATAAGGATGAAATGGATCCGCAGATAGAACATCCTAAGTGGTGTGGGTTGGTCAACCTGACTCATGATAAGAGTGCCACATGTATTAGTGACATGACCTATGGTAATATCAAACCAGAAGAATGTATCTATAGTTACGGTGATGAATCCAAGACAGTGTTGTGGGATGGTGACAAGGCATGGGGAGACATGGAAGGAGAGGGAGAGATCAAATTATACATCAACGTCTGGACGAAAAGAAAACCAAGAGGATTAGTAAGATCAAAAGAGATAGCATACCCTAGACAGCAGTACATCACTGGGTTCTACAAGAAAGATAAGGTCATACCATACCAAGGAGAACACAAGTATCATACACATATATGTGGTGATATGTTTGATCAGTTTGTACTTAAAGAACCCTCAGAAACTGACTCAGGTTGTACCTATCTTGTAACAGATGCTACACTGTCATAGGGGACTTGACATTAAGATGGTATTAAGATATACTATATAACATTACGAGGACTCGAAAGATCGTAACCCTGCGTAGAAAAATCACCCTTGTCGTGGGTGGTATCATCCGCAGGAATATTATATCTTGCGAGACATAAGAATTAAAATGAT